AGCACCGTACGCCATGCCGTCCCACTTGCACCCCGCGAGCGTGGCCTTGAGCGCGGGACGCCCCTGCCAACAGACACCGAGCGCGGCGCCCATGCCGAGCCATCCATCCTGCGCGAGTGCAAGCAACGCCTTCGTGCGCGCGGCGTGCGAGGCAGGTGCTGCGAGCGTGACAGTCTTCCCCTTGATCGTGACTTCCATCTTCCTTCTCCTTCTCGGCGCAAAACGAACAGCGCCCGCCGTACCGTAGCACGACGGGCGCTTCCCCACCTACGTCGGATCAGGTCGCCGTGATGGCGCCCAGAACCTCGAAGTTGATGGTGAAGCTGTTGGGATCGCCTTCCGCGAAGTCGATGCTGCAACGGCAGTTGTTCATGGTGAGGACGTGATCAGCGGCGTCACCGAAGTTGGTGCCCTCGATCGTGATCACGATCTGGAGCGTGTAGAGGTCAGCGTTCGCCCCGAGGGTCGAGACAGCCGAAGCCCACGCACCGTCCTTGTTCACAGCGTTCCAGATGAGGCGATCGGTCGCGTCCGCAAGATCGGTCATCTGGCAGGAGAACGATCCCGTAGCGAACATGCGGTTCGTCTTGCGGATCGAGCCGAGCTCCCCACGGTCGAGGTACTTCGTGTACTCGTACTGGCCCTGGTTGGCCGAGGACAGCGAGAGATCGCCGCTCTCGAACTGCACGGTCAGGGTCAGCGGCGAGGGAGACGTGCCATCGTTGATGACGATGGTGCCGTCCCGGAAGTTCTTGACGACGGAAGAGATGGCCATGGTCTACCTCACTGGAGCGGAAGGGTATGGACGACGCGGAAGGATATCACGCCCGTGACCCACTCTCCTGCGTCATTCGTCGTGCGCGTCGTCGTGACGAGCTGGAACTTGTAGGACGACGGCCACGTCGCGTCGAACACCATGAGCTTGTTCACCAGCGCCTGCTCTCCATCGAGGGCATCGTCGTAGGTGTCGCTCATGCTCTTGGGCGCGAGGCGCCACGAATACCGCACCTCCAGCGCAGTCTCTACGAGCGTTCCCTCGGCAGGACGCCCCCGGTACTGTCGGAGGTCCGTCGTCTCCGTGGGCGACACTGAGAAGCACTTGTGGGCGAGCGAGTCAGCATCCCGCCCGAAGTTATCGGGAGCCACTCGCGACTCTTTCCACCCCGTCAGCGTGAGGAGGCGCGTCGTCACGTCCTCGCGCAGCTGCCGGATCGTGCGTGCCGCCATCAGCGCCACCAAGCCGTAGCAGAGTACCCGCGTCCGTTCGTCCAGATCTGCGACGAGGCGCTCTTCTTCTTCGACGGGTCCACCGTGTTCTCGTCGGCCTCGTCATACGTGAAGCGGAGTTGTCCCCACGCTGCCTCGTACTGCACGCGGTAGTGTTCCGCGAGCGCCTGCCACCGCCCGCCGTCCCCGGCGCTGGTGGAATAATCGAGGAAAATTAGATGCAATGCCAGATGCAGCATGCAGTCCCGAAGCGCGCTCGGCTGGATCACGAGGTACGGTCTACGCCCCGCTGCTACGAGGCGGCTGCAAATGCTGAAGAAAGCCTCGTCGATGTACGGCTGGTACGAGGTCGCGGCTCCGAGCAGCGCAGGAAGATCGGAATGCCGCATGGTCAAGTCGTCTTGGCTGATGCATACGTAGAGGGTTCTACGGCAGAGAGCGCTGTCATTGCGGAACGTGTGCGTCACGCCGTCCGGCATGACGAGCGCCCACTCCACGAGCCATCCCTCCCCGAGCGCCTCCGCGCTCGTCGTAGCACCCGAGAGCGTGTACTGCGCCACCGAGGCCGGCGGGATGGTGACCGCCTGTGCGGACACCAGCGCCGACCCGTCTGGCCTATACAGCGAGAACGTGCCGGCAGTCGGGGTAGCCGTCGCGCCGGCGCGGGATGTCGGGCAGGTCAGCACCTGCGTGCGTCCGCGCTCGATCGTCTCCGTCGAGCGGAACCGCGCAGTGTAGACAGTCTCCGCGAGCGACATCCCGACCTCCGTGCCTACCGGCCCTTATCGCGTTCGCGCTGATCTTGGCGCTTCGCCGCGTCCTGCGCCGTTTGCCGCGCCTTGTCGGCGGGCATGCCGCCCTCTCGCAGTTGACGCGCCATGCGCTCCATCGCCTCGCGGTAGCCTGGACGCTCGCCGGTCATGCGCGGCCTCGGAGAGCTCGGCGCCTTCTCGCGCCACTCGTCTACCTTCTTCTCCTGACGCTCGATCTGGACGCCGATGAAGTCGGGATCGGGGAGGTCGATGTACGTCCCGACAAGGGACTTGCAGAAGGCCCAGTAGCCCTCCTCGTCGCTCTGGATGCGCGTCTGCCCTGCGACGATCTTGGGGCTCTCCCACTTCGACAGGTGGACGAGGCCAGCCACGCCCTCGTAGGCCACGCAGTAGCCGCCAGCCTCGGCCTCCCACGGGATCACGGTCCAGCCACGGCGGCGCTTCGCCACCTCGGCGGCATCCGTGCTGCCGTCCTTGTCCACATTGCTCACACCCGGATCAGCAGCCAGCACCGACAGCCACGGCACCCACTCGCCATCGCGGAACGTCCACCGAGCAGGATGATGGATGTACCACCATGCCGGACGTGGCTCGAGGCGCACGAGCTCCTTCATCGCCTGCGGACGGGATGCAGGCTGCGCGGCGAAGTTGCCGGTCCCGCTGGTGCCGAAAGTCGCTGCCATCTTGTCTCCTTCTTCGTGAGGCGAACGCAGAAGCGCCCGCCCCGGTAGACTAACCACCGAGACGGGCGCTTGTACTGCTCGACTTAGAAGTCGGACAGGACGCCGACGCCGCGCAGGTCATCGAGCTCGGCCACGCCGACGAAGGCGGAGCCGACGATGATCGTGGAGCCGTTCGACGCGTCACGCTCAAACTCGACAACGATCGGGCTCTGCGGCACGGTCGTGGTGGAGCCGATCACCGGAGCGGCGGTGCCCGTCGCAACGCCGATCGCGCCGCGCGTGAACATCATGCCGAGGTAGTCGGCGCCGGCGTTCGCGGTGGGGACGGTGTTGGAGCCGAAGAGATCGACGCCGAACAGGGTTCCCTTCAGACCTGGGGGCTTTGCTTCGACCCCAGACTGAGAGGTCTGGAGGTACTGGCCGGGGCCGGTCTCGGAGCGAAGCGAGCTCATCAGATCGTTGATCTGCTGGTTGTGGAGGACCGCGACGAACTGGCCGTCGTTCGCCTGGAGCTGGAGGGCGAAGATAGCGTTGTAAAAGACGCTCACCGAGAGGTCCACGCCCGTCGAGCCGACCGAGGTGGAGAACCCGGAGGACAGCGCGGTAAGCACGGTCGTGACGCGCTTGTTGTACGCCAGCACCATGTCGGACGCGAGGTTGTCAACCGTCACGTCCATCGGGATGCCGGTCGCGGTCAGCTGCGCGAGGTCGCTGATCTGGCGGCGGAGCGCCTGACGAGCGATCGTGACGTTCGCGTTGGTGCTGGTGAGCGAGGTGTTGGACACCGAAGCGTTCTCAGCGACCGCCGCCATGGCGTCGGCGCCCCACGACACGACGGGCACCTGCACGACGCTGGAGCCGGAGCCGTTCATCGCGCGGAGCTGCACGATCGCCGGATGGTTCACGAGGCTGGCGGTGTCCGTCAGCTTCATAAGCACGGCCTGGTTGAGGATCGCGGCAACCCTGGCGTTGCCGGTGAGCGAGCTGTAATAGACTTCGTTGGCCATGATGCGGCCCTCCTTGAATAATCGAGGTTAGACCGCGCCTATCGCTGTTGACGGGAGTTCGTGCCCGAGCGCGTGCGAGGTGGTGCCTCGCACAGCCAGCCTACACATACTTCCGCTCGCGTGTCAACCCGCGCGCAGAGCCGCGAAGATCGCATCCCTGTTCGCCTTGAACTCGGCGGGCGAGAGACGCGCGATCGCCTCTGGCGTCCAGCTCTGGGGAGCGTCGGGCGCCGCTGCCACCGCAGCGCGTGCCGTCGAGGGCGCGGGTGCGGGCGCCGGCGTCGGCGCTGCCGTCGTAGTCGTCGGCGCGGCGGTGTCCGACAGGTACGCGCGCACCGCCTTCGGGAGCGCCTCCTTATTGCCCAGCCATTCGCTGATCGAAGGCCGGCCATCGCTCGGCAGCTTGGAGTACGCGTGCTGCACGTATTCGAGTCCCTCGGCGTCCATGACGCCGGCAGACATGATCTCACGCTCGAGGCGCAGCGCCTCGCGCTCGGCCTTGCTCATCGCCTTTTGCTCGTCCAGCTGCACGCGGTACTTCTCGGCGGTCTCCGCGAGCGGCTGCAGCTCGCCCACGCGGGCCTCGAGCTCCTTCACGCGCGCGACCAGCTGCCGGATCCGAGCGTTCGCCGCTCCAGTGTCTACACTATCGACGGTCCCTTCTTCTGCCGACATGGATGCTCCCTGTTATAGATGGTGAGCATCGGTGACTCCCCGATGTGGCTTGTCGGTAGATCGGTCGGAGCGGGTACCAGCCGCTCCGGCCTTTTACTTTTTGAGGGCTTCCTCGATCCGCGCCTGCTGTCTGACGATCTTCCGCGCCCACGTACGGCCAGCATCGCCGCCCCATAGGAGCCACGCGATGTAGCCGGCGCTCGGGTAGCCGGGGTTCCCTCGCTTCGCGGCTGGCGCCTCGAGGTCGATCTCGTGACGCGTGAAGTATGCGAGCATGCGCTTCACCGTCTCGATCGTGAGCGTGCGCCTGTTCCCGAGGTCGCGTGCCCTGGCGACACCGACAGCCGTTCCGCCACGTCCGTACTCGGCGCGGAGCTCAAGCCCACGTCGAGCAGCCGCAGCCACCGTAGCCGGCGGCTTTAGGTCGAGCTCGCCGCGCTCCTCGGCCCGCTTGAACTCGCGGTACACCGCTGGCTCATTGCGGCGCAGGTACTCGCGCTGTGCGTCCGAGACGAACGGCACTCAGCCCTCCGATGGCGCGAGCGTGAACGAGCGGCCCACCGGACCCATGAGCGTCTCGGCCTGATCCGGCGCGATGGAGAAGAACTGCACGAGCATCTGCACGCCCGTCTCGCGCGGCAGCTCGCCACGAGCGACAGACTGGATGATGCCCTGCGCGGCCTGTACCTGGGCGCCGTTGAGCGCGACCGCCGAGGCAGGCTGTCCGGCTGCGGTCGCCGCCGCCGCCACGCTCTCGGAGGGCGCTGCGTCGGTAGCCGGCGCTTCGTCCTCGATCTCGCTCGTCTCGCTCTCGACCTCGCCGGGGAGCTCGGTCTCTGCCTCGACCTCCTCGCCCGTGAGGTAGCCGCGCGCCTCGCGCAGAGACTCCAGCACCGCGCGCAGGATGTCGCGCTGATCCTCGGTCACGCTGCCGGCCAGCAGTCCGTCGAGCGCCTCCTCGGACGCGCGGAGCTCATCGACCGCCTCGGACATCGCCTCTTCATGCTCGCGCGATACGTCGGCGGCGGGCGGCGCCTTCGGCGTCTCTGTTCCTTCTTCCGCAGAAGGTGCCGCCTCTCCGCGCATGGCCCGGATCTGCGCGAGCTGGGCGACCGCATCCTGCTCGCTCAGCGACCCGAAGAAGCGCAGCGCGTCCACGTCGGACATCAGACCGGCGGCGCGCATCTGCAAAATATGCTCTCGCCTGGCTCGCATCTCGTCGGGGCTCAATGGCACCTCGCGATACAAAACTGCGTACCCGCCCTCCGGATAGTTCGTCGGCTCTGTGTTTGCCTCCGCCCATCGATTGAACAGGGTCGCAGAGAGTCCGACGAGGGCCTCGTCCGCTGCTCTGAACTGCATGATGTACTTTCGTTGAGCGATCCGCTTGCCCTCCTGGCTGAGACTGATCGCGTACCCGGAGCGGGCAGAGCCGCTCGTGCGCTGGAGCTCCGAGGGCGCGAGGCCGGCGTCCGTCGCAGCGCGGTGGGCGATCGCAGCGATCACGCTCTCGAGCTTCTCGACATCCGATCCCGCCTGATACTGGCCGAGCATCGGCTGAGTCGTCTCACCGACAGGATCGAACATTAGGATCGTCGCGGGATCGGTCGTGACCTCCGAGCGGCTCGCGCGAGAGCCGAGGTCCACCGCGTCCATGCCCGCCACCCGGACGCCGACAGCGTACCGCTGCGGGTGACTCGCGTCTCGGATGGCATGGTTGAGGTACGAGTACAGCACGCCGAGGTTGAGGGTGGCCTCGTAGAGCTCGATGTTGGCGAAGGGGTCGAACAGCCGGTCGCCGTACGTGGACGCATGGTAGAGCTGCGCGGGAATGACCGGCGTCCCGTTCTGGCGGCGCCATGCCGCAGGGTAGTCGGCGCCGTCGTAGGTCGCGCCGTGGAGCTCCACGGTCAAGTTCCTCCCGA